TAAAACTAGCCATTATCTATTCCTTTCTTAGCTAAATTATAAATGGGAGGGATATATGACACATAGTAAGTGTGCCATATACCCCTTCTCCATATAGTTAATTGTTAGAAACTACGATTCGCAGTAATTAAAGTTCTGCACAAGCGTAGCAATTAATTTCCATACCGACACAAACTTCGGTAATCTTTGGTGCATTCCAAGACATAGTACTACTCCTTTCTTTAAGTTAAACTTAAGACGCTACTAAGAAACAGTAGCACTAAACATGGTTGCAATATTAGAACCTGCAGCACATGTCACCATACCGCTTACGGTATATTGATTAGATGCTATGTCAATTAACTCAACATAATCACCTATAGCTCCTCCACCAGTTGTCGTGCCATTAAGTGTAATTGTATCCGAAGCAGCAGCCGTTACCATTGAACCAGCATCCGTCCCATCTGCATCAGTAATTACAATCTGACCGTCTATGGTGTCTGTGGCGTCAGCCACTTTAATTAAATAATTTGAGGTATTTACAACAGAAACAACAAATTTAAATACACTACCTGTGCCGGTTGCAGCAGGCAGAGTAAAGGTAGCAGCAGCGTCTCCGCCAACCTCTCCCATAAGAAGGGTTCTACCTGCATGATCGGCTGTAGTAATAGAAGCAGTTGCGGTTAGTGTAACAAGATCCCTTGTATGCCTATCGACATTTTGTTGAATTAGCCCTGATAATAGAGTCATCAAATGTCCTCCTAAGCCAATACGAGACGCATCGTTACATCTGTTCCGCCAACTCTGGCGTAATTCAAATATTGTGAATTGCCTGCTTGTTTTGGTACGGTAAGAGAATGCAACCCTGCAGCCAACTTAACATCGTTAGCAGTGCTTACCGCAGCCGTGCTGGAAGCGCCAAAGTTTACATAAATCTCACCGTCTAGATGCATCGTTACTAAATTATAACTTGAAACATTAGTTCCGCCTGCTGTCGAGCCAACCGTTACTGCCGACTGTACATCCCAGAACATATTGTTTCCTTGTGGTATCTGTGTCATAGTTTTCTCCTATTTAAAATGACGATGAACTTGTATAGACAGAACTGATTGATCTTGGAATATAAGTAGATCGCACGTAATCATGCCGGTTAATAAGTAAGGTTTGCATATTCTTTATGCCTTCCTGAAATAGCGCAAAACTGCGCTCATACAGCGGGACTTCACTCCTATACAAATAAGCATACGCAACTGCTCCATCTACAATTACATGACCAAATCTATCAGGAATCGTTGTTGTGTCTCCATGAGCAGATAAGTCTGAACTTGGGTGCGTGAAGTAATCAAAAGATAAAGTGTATGCTTTATTCGGAAAAGGCCAAAGTCCATACGTATTATCTGGTTTTCTAAATATGTGAGTGGGGATTCCGCCTGCGTCAATCTGAGCAACAGTAGCTCCGGTTGAATGGCTGGCTGCAGTTGTGCTTTCTGCGCCTCTTGTTGCTCCCGTGAACGATGTTGAAGTTGTACCAGTATACGTTATATTCTCTGTATTAATAATAATCGTGCCTGTTGAATCAAACGATGAAGCATCAGCAACAGATATAGTAGTGTCATCATCATCAATACCACTACTTAATGTAGTTGTTACAGTATCATCTTCTTGCTTTATATGCAATTCTAAATATTCGTGATAATCTAAAAACGATAACGCTCTAGCATCATTGCCTAAGCTTTCACTTTTTCTAATTCGTGCCGTAGCGTAATCTACATGCTTAGTATTTGATGGCAAAGCATAACTTACAACGCCAGCGGTTAAAGTTTGACTAGCAGTAGCATGATTAAACGGCCAATTAAACTCTCGCTGGTTAATGTAGCGGATCGCTTGGTTTACAGCATTTTTTGCTTGTGTTTGAATACCACGATCATCAGTAAAATCTGTTGAAGTAAGTTTAACTTCATTTAGTTTTACTAATACATCATTTGTATATGTTAAAAATGAATTTGCCATTTGTTCCCTTTTACGTTAGATAGTGAGAGGGGAATTACCCCCTCCCACCAATCATTAACTACGCAAGCTGATCTCTATCAACTTCATCTGCCTCTTCTGCGTAACCATTTACATCAACAAGACATGCGTAAACTCGCAGCCTTCCTTCAGTAACGTCAGCAGATGAAGCAATGAGCTTAACATCAATCGTGTCGGTAGTGGTTACAAAACATTCCCACAAAGAGTCAGCACCAGTAATAACATCATTGGCCTGACCGTTTGTTCCTTCAGCGAGAATACCTGTTGAGGTAACATCTCCACCATCGATGATGTCATCACCTTCAGCAAAATCAATATCTACTGTTGGGGAACTACCATCAAAGGCTTTAAGAACTTCCGCTCCAGCAAACAACACAAAAGTATTTGCAGGAATTTCTAGAAGCTGGAAAATATCACCATTAGTACAACTATAGCCATCTGCAGCAAGAGCGTCGATGTCGAGAATAGCATCGACCATTCTCATAGCACTTCCTCGACGAGTAGCTTGCAAAGTTGCAATAGAGTCGGCACTTACGCCAGTGGTTGATTTTAGTGTCATATCAAAAGTTGCCATTGTAATACCTCCTCTATGCTATATTGTATTTCGCTGTGGCAATTGCTTCAGGTCGTAGAATCTTACGACCATAAAGGTGCATACCACGCACGATGTCAGCAAAGCTATCAGGATCACGATACGTTTCCGTCTTAGTGATCTGGCTTGCGGTTGCAATAGCAGAATTATGTCCACCAACAATCACACCATAGTTGGAGTTCTGATTCGCAGTACCAGAGGTACCTGGACCAGTGCCAACAGCAGGAAGGTTGTTAGAAACATAAACCCTAAAGCCGTAAAGATTATTTAGTGCAAGACCATTGCGAAGGCCACCGGCCTCGCCAAAGTCCTGATTGAGAAGTCGGGAATCCTCATCCATCAGCACTTCCATGAAGTGTGGTGAAATAACGAGCCACCGATTATCCTTGTCCACAAACTGCGTGTCCAAGAGTCGAGCCATTCTTGCCACAACCATATTAGGCGATGCAGTAGCTGTAGGAAGCGCACTTGCCCCCGGCAAACGAGCCGTAACGGGAATAGAGTGCGTGCCTGCCGAAGAGGTGGTAATGTTACCAAAGTCACCCTTCTTAAGCTGCATGGAAGAAAGCAGTTCGTCGGAACCAGCAGTCGAAACAGCCTTGGTACCAGAAACCGTAGTATTAGCGGTACTGGCAACTGCGCTGATAGAAGCCTGAGCAAAACCAGAGAGGTAGCCTAGAACTTCTGCGTCATACTGATCCTTGAGGCGATAGCCTGCACGATCAGACGCTACGTTCTGAAAGTTCACATGTGAATGTGCTTCTTCGATGTCATCAACCTTAAATGCGAAGTAATTAGCTTGGTCAACGACAAGCTGAAAATCTTCATCATCGAGGTCTTGTGGCGAGATTTGAGTACCACGGGCATAAGACTTGACCGTGATCTCAGGCTCCTTGATAATACGGACAGTATCACCAAAGTTTGCAATATCACCAAAATAATCATTATTGGTAATATCCTCTGCAACAGAACCCTTGCGGAACGCAAGCTGGACCTGCTTAGAGTAAATTACAGGGCTAAAATTACCATTAGGTAAGTTGTTATACCCTGCAGCACGTTTAAAAGCCATGATTAAAATCTCCTTTTTCGTACTAAGTGGGCAACAAGGCCCACAAGTATAGTTGTAATTCTATACTTCAGGACATAACTTTTACGGGCCAGTTCTAGGGGGTAGGATAAACAGGTGATCAGCCTGTTATCGGCCATATCGCTGGGTTGCAAAAAAGTTTTTTACTTATATATTCTAGGGTTGCACAACCTGTGGGCCTAGTTATATTACCATTCTACCTAAAATATTAAAAAAGTCAAGGAAAAAATGTAGTTATCTTGCACTTCCTGAAATATCGTAGATAAACTCACCAGAGCGAATTGCTTCCATTATCGACTCTGCATGTTTTTCATATTGCTGAGAGGACATTCCCTCCACAGTAGATTCTTTCCATTTGCCACTATCTGTGCTTGTTTCAGGAGCGGCCTTAGCTGCTTTTGTATTTACGGCTCTTGCGGCGTCCTTAGTATTAGCTTTCTTAGTGTTCGTTTTAGATGAACTTTGATTGCCTTGGTCTACCTTGTACAAATCAATGGCTCTAGCGGCAGATCGAGCATCGGTTTCATTTTCATATAAAGCATCTTGTACCCACTTTGGCTGTGATTCTGCCCAGTTATGAAAGTCGTCAGTAGCTCTAATTTCCTCAAAATCAGGGTGCAAGGAAAGCAACTCTGCTTCTGCCTTTTCTCGCTTGGCAGTAGACTGTAGCTGGTTAATTTCATCCATGCGCTTTTCTAAGTCTTTAGATTGTTCCTTCGACTTTTTAATCGCAATGGTTTCAATAATAGCAGCTACATCTGGGTATTCTTGCGACCAAGCTTCTAGTTCTGTCTCAGTCTTTGGAAGTTTAATTTGTGTTTTTGTTGCCGTATCCAGTTGACTTTGCAGGGCCGCTATTTTTGCTTCATGCTCTTTCTGTTGCTTTTGGGTATGTCTACGTAAATCACCATATCGCTTTTTAAAAGTTTTTTTTCCTCTTCCTCCTCTTTTCTCTT